GACGGTGGCTCACGGTGGTATAGACCCTTCTGGTATAGACCCTTCTGGTATAGACCCTTCTGGTTCCTAGCATAAGGTGGTAAAACTTGCGTTGGTAAAGACCTTTGGTGGTTATATATACACACCCCAAAAAAAACTGCAAGGTGTGTATGTGTGTAACTTCGATTTTCCTCGACCACCTTTTAAGTTAAATCTGAATGACTCACAATAAATAACTGTGCCTGCAGGATTCTCCCATCTCCTTGCAGAGATATCGAGTACTATTGCCATAGACCTGCAGGCCAATAAATATCCATATGCCAAGCGGAACAACCATATCAAACACTTTTGTTACCCAGTACAGCGGACCCCGTACGGGTCGTGGCAAGAGTCGACGCTATGGTAGGAAGCGTGTGAAGAAGACGTCAAAGACTGCACGTGGACGTGTGATCCGTGGAGCGAAAAAAAAATAACGCAAAAAAAATTTGCTTAACGCAGGAAGGACGCAAACGCTATGCACAGAAAAGGTAAGAAACACAAGACAAAAAAAGGTGGCAAACGAGGTGGCAAGAAAAAGGGTGGCAGAAGAGGTTAACTGGGGGGAGTACTTCGCTTCCATAGTGTCAGTGTGTCCCTGGAGCAGGGCCTATTGGCTCCAGCAACAGATTGACATACAGACATGGACCGGTGACGTACAGCCACTGGGTGACAATGCCGCGAGGGTGTACACGCATCCGAGGGCCAGTGCAAGGATCTTGAAGAAGATCATGCACAGGATGAATGATCAGAGGGACCGTGAAGAGTGGTTGTGGTCGCATCCAAGGTATGGTGGACATTCAGCACCCATGGGATGCCTCATACAACAGGATCATGATAAATTACAACACATAAGGAGTCAACAACGTGCCAAAACTGAACCAACCGTATAGAACACCGGGCAAATCAAAAAAGATGGCCGTCAAGGTGCGTAATCCTAAAACGGGCAACACAATCACTGTGAGATTTGGTGATCCCAAGATGAGGATAAAGAAATCAAATCCTGCTAGAAAGAAAAGTTTCCTAGCACGTCACAAATGTGCGACTCCAGGACCAAAAACGAAAGCACGTTACTGGTCGTGCAGAGCATGGAAATAATATGAAAAAAGGATATCACAGAACCAAAGACGGCAGGACGGCACGAAAAGGCCTGTACTACTATGCAAACAAGAGAAGAAAAGCAGGCAAGAAGCCGATAGCACGAGGCAAGAAAGGTTTTGTTACCAGAGCGGCAGTGACGAGATCAGCGAGGACGGCAAAGAGATGAATCCAGCACTAGTGCATAAACATCTATTGGTACGAGCAGAGGTCAATTCACCACCTTTATTCCGAGACAGAGAAACTTTAAACAACAAAATAAAAAATTTAATCAAAAACATTGATATGAAAATACTTTCAGGTCCACACACGGCTTGGTCAGATGTGGAAGGCAATAAAGGATACAGTTCTGTTGCTATCATAGATACAAGTTCTGTAACATTCCACAGTTGGTTGGAACCATCATTGATACAATTGGATGTCTATTCTTGTAAAGAATTTAAAATCAAAACCATATTCAATTGGCTGGCACAGTTTGATCTTGAAAAAGTAGACTACAAATACATAGATAGAGATCAAGGATTCAAAACACTGGCTAACGATGAGATGAGTTGGTGGGATTCAGCATACCACAACGCAAAAAACAAAATTACAGAAACATACGAAGACAAAATTGAAAGGTTAAAGGCAAAGGATCCTTTTATATACGAATAATGATTGAGGTAGATTTAGATGGCAGGTATAAAGACACGCAAAGGACAACAGACTATCCACACACGCTATTACGCGAAAGGACAGGAGTGGAAACCCTGCAGGATCATACAAAAAAAAAGATACAGCAACGGCACGAGAATGTTCATGGGGGCACAATCAGTGCAGACCGGAGACATCTACAAGAACTCACACGGCAAGGTGGCACCATGGCACTCGATACAGTTCTCATCGATCAAGCCAGACACATTAGACTAGTGGACGACTGGATGAATCCATGGCCCATACCAGGAGAAAAAACTTTAAATACAATAAAGGAGACATATGAAACACTCAAGAAAAGGTTATTCAGCAAAACAGATGAAGATTGCTAGGGTTGCCACACCAAGGAACAAGATAACAGCGGCTGACTTTGCCGTTTTACGTAAGAACAGAAAAAACAAGAAGAGAAAGTAATGAAAACCAAGTCAGTTTCAGCACCTAGAGGTTTTCATTGGATGAAGAAAGGCACATCATACAGATTGATGAAAGGTGCCTACAAGCCGCACCGAGGTGCAGTTAAAAAAGCAAAATTCAAGACAGTAAAATCACACAGAGGATCCTAATGCGACCAGTTGATCCGCGTGAGATCAATAGGTGTGTGGTGATCGGCAACGGTCCCAGCAGACTGCGTTTCCGATTAGAAGACATACCATACACCACTTTTGGATGCAATGAAATCTACAAAGATTTCCGTGTTGACTATCTGTTGGCACAAGACAAAGAAGTGTTACATCGTATGCAACAGGATAACATAGACCAACCAGTGTACGTGGCACAAAGTTCATACAGACTGCACAGGGATAACACATACACACAACTTCCAGATATGAGACAGATACGTTTTCCTTACACCAGGATGAGTTCTTGGCTGACAGGTGAGCAGGCCATCGTGTTGGCCGCACAACTGAAATACAAAATTATTGACCTAATAGGTTTTGATGGTGGTGTGCAGAGCATCTATCGTAAAGATCAAACACACGCACAACCAACCTTGCACAGATACAACAAAACAATCCCAAAGATACTTGAGTATTATCCCAACCTGACCATAAATATCAGTGTGGACAACCTCCGGGCCCACTGATGTCTAATAATTTTAGGCTATTTGGTAGAGATATAATTCTACAAGCAAAGAACGTTCATTGCTAGTAGGGACAACCGCAAGGCCCCAAACACAAAAACACAATTCCCAGCGTTTATTATAACAACAACAAACTACAAAGGAGTCATATAAAATGGCATTAGTAGCAAACGCAGGAACATCAGTTTCGAATTCATTCGTAACTATGTTCAGTGATGATGTAAAACAAGCGTACCAACAAACATCATCAAACCTTGTTGACGCAGTTAGAGTTGTAAGAAACGTAACTGGTTCAACTTACAAGTTCCACAAACTATCAAAAGGTGGTAGTATCAAAAACAAAGCCAGATTCGAAGATATCACGGCTATGTCTGATACGAGCAAATCTTTTGCCGGAAGTGGTGCTTACACAGGTGGTACAGCACAGAACAGTACTGTAACTACTACATTAAACAACTATCATTCAGGTGAATACATTGACGATATGGATCAATTCAAGACTAACATTGATTTGAGAAATACATTCGCTGGTGCTATCGCGGCTGGTTTAAACAGAGCGGTGGATCAGGAAATCGTTGATGCTTTAGAAGCCTCTTCTCCAACGACAGATATTGCCGCTGGTTCAGGACTTACAAAAGCGAAGTTCTTAGAAGTGCATGAAGCAATGAATGATCTTTCAATTCCAACAAACGACAGATGCATAATCATCTCTCCACAAGCGTTAACTGACTTATTAACAGACAGTAACCTTGTTACAGCGGCAGATGGTCTTGTTTCAAACACGGCTTTGACTAGTGGTTACATTCCGAATGTGTTCGGTTTTAGAGTAATCATGTCAACGTTGTTAACGAAAAATTCTGTTGTAAGAAATTGTTACGCTATCCACAAGGATGCAGTAGGTCTAGCACTTGCACAAGATATTACAGCAAGAATAGACTACGTTCCACAAAAAGCATCGCACCTAGTATTAGGTACAATGTCTGGTGGTTCAACTGTTATCGACTCGGATGGAGTTGTTCAAGTTCAAGTAACTGAATAATAACAACTAGAAAGGACCCCCGTTCTTTCATATGTTATTGAGGCAGGCCCTCCGGGGCCTGTCTTTTTTTATGCTCGATAAATAACTTGTAAAAAAGGATACCACCCATGGCTGAAAGTAAAGTTTCTATATCAAACCAAGCACTAACAAAATGTGGTGCCGCAACTATATCAGCGTTCACCGACGGAACACACGAAGCAAACGTTTGTTCTACAATGTATGACAACGTGAGAAATGGCTTGTTATACTACACATTTTGGAATTTTGCAATTACAAACAAAACACTGAATAGGTTGAATGAAACACCCACAAATAAATCATACCTGTATGTTTACAGTTTACCAGGAGACATCGTAAGGATTAAAGGATTTTTTGATGTTGATGGTAATTATCAAGAAGATTACAGCATCGAAGGTGCAAAAGTTTTTTCAAACGAAACTGCGTTGAACATAGAATACGTAAAAAATATTGTTGAAGCAGATATGCCGGTATTTTTTATTGAAACATTGATAGCCAAAGTAGCCGTTGAAATCAACGAAGCAATAACTGGTGTCGGAGGATTGACAGCAAGATTGGCTGATGATTATCAAATTAAATTACGTGCGGCAAGGATCGCAGATGGACAGGAAAATCCACCACATAACATAGTACCTCCAGGCAGATATGTTGAAGCACATTTAGGTAATACAGGTCTGACCAACAGAAGGTTAAGACACAGTAGCACCTAAATATGACAATAAGAAAATATTCGCAAACTAATTTTACACAAGGACAGGTTGGACCCAATATTTTTGGTAGGGCCGACACACCTATTTACAGAGCAGGGTTGGCTGAACTGTCAAATTTTTTGATATTACCGCAAGGTGGCATACAAAAACGAAGAGGATTTCAATTTATCAGTTCAGATCCAGACAATACAACAACACCCGACGGTTCGACACCGCTAACAACAACAGGATTTCATTCAGCATCAAGATTGATACCTTTTAAATTTAGTGATGGACAGGAATATGTCTTGATCTTTGAACCTGCACATGACAGTATTGCCGCAAAAATTCACATATATTATCAAGATGTAAGACAAACTGTTTTAACAAACGGAGCAGGTGGTAACACGTTTAATATTACTACATCAAACATTAACGATTTAAGATTTACACAAAGTTTTGATTACATGATCATTGTACACAAAGATTTACAACCATTGCAATTGGTGAGAGGCAGTTCACATTCAGATTGGAGCATAGGCACTTTATCATTTGACCATATTCCAACTGCAAACTTTAATTTTGATGCGTCATTGACTCCAAGTGCAAAGACAGGCACAGGCATAAACATGACTCTTGCTGGAGGCACTTACAGATGGGTTGATGCAAACTGGCCGGATGGACACAAAAATATGCACGTGGTCATCAATGGTGGATTGGTTCAACTAAAAACAGTTTCATCAGCAACAGTAATGACCGCTGACGTGATATATGACCTTGTTGACACAGAAACAGCACAAGGACATGAATGGGAGATAGATGCGTTTTCAAATTTAGGTACTAGTCTTGGAGGAGGTTTTCCAAGATCAGTTTCTTTCCACCAAAACAGATTGATATTTGGAGGCACCAGAGACAAACCACAAACATTGTTTGGATCACAGTCGGGTGATTTTTTTAACTTTGACAGTTTTACTAGGACAGTTACGGAAGTAGATGGCTCCGATGAAGTAACAGGAACAGTGACAGATGATGCATCAATAACTTTTACTATTGCTTCGGATAGTGTAAACGTAATTCATCATTTAGTATCACAACAATCGCTTTTCATATTCACATCAGATGGTGAGTTTGATATGTCGGGTGAGCCTGTAACTCCCGCTAATGTACTTGTGAGAAAACAAACATCCTATGGCATTGGTTCCGGAGTTACAACACCAAAAGTAGTTGACAATGAAGTGTTGTTTGTGGCCAAAGGTGGCAAACAATTACGTGCTTTTGTTTACAACTTTAATACAGATGCCTATTCAGCCAAGAACTATTCTCTTGTACACCATGACATATTGTCAGGTGCAGGAAGAATTGCATCACTAACCAACTATGCAAACACCAACACCAACTACGTGTTCTGCACAAACACAGACGGTAGTTTAGGTGTGCTAGGTGTAAACACAGAATTTTCAGTTGTGGGTTGGATGAAGTTCACAACAGACGGTAATTTTAAAGATCTTACAGTAGTTGATGATAGATTATACACGCTGGTGCAAAGATTTGACAACGACGGTTCGACACTAAACACAGGATTATTTTTAGAAAAATGGTCAGAAGATGACATATTTTTAGATTCGTATCATACAACATCTGCAACCAGTAGCACATTCACAGGTGCACAAGGTTTGGAAGGCAGAACAGTAAAAGTTGTTGCTGACGGTGTCTTGCATCCAGATGTCACAGTAGATAATGCAGGTAATTTTTCATTGACAAGGTCAAGTTCATCTACACAGATAGGACACAATTATGACAGCACAGCAAAAACATTACCACTTGTTTTTAACATCCAAGGACAAAGCACACTTGGAGAAAAAGTAAGAAAAGTTTTAGTAGAACTGCAACTGCAAGACACAAAGAGTTGCAAAGTAGATGACATCGTTGTGCCTTTTAGAAATCTCGGATCATCATTATTGAACCAAAGTATCACTCCTTTTACAGGACAAAAACGTGTGAGATTGACTGGTTATAGCACAACTCCACAGACTACATTCAAGAGTGATGAACCATTGGCTTGCACATTGTTAAGTATGAGTAATGAAGTTAAATTTTCAGGAAACAAACTACAAGACCCAGGTTAAACAACCCGTTAGACATCCACTCAATTTTGAACATTATGAATATGTCATTAATAATTGCAGAGATGTTGATCTACAAGAAATAACATTGATGGGATACACAAGAACAAAATTTATAAAAAATTTTGATAACCTAGATGATGGTGTAACAGGCACATATCATGGCATACCGTTCTTGGCTTCAGGAACACATATTATGGGCAATGAATGTTGGTACTGGTTCATAGGCACACCGTTGTGCAATGATTTCTTTTTTAGGATATCGGGTGAGGCTGAACGTTTGATTAAAAAAAGTATGTCAAAACACCCAAACAAAAAACATCTTGTGCAGGTGTGGAGTAAGCACAAGCAAAGTGTAAAATGGTTAAATATGTTAAAGTTTAAACAAATTGATCATTATATGCAAGGTAATGAAAAAATTTATATAGTTGAGAGGAAACGAAACTAACCATGTGTGCACCAAGATCTACATTAATCAGAACAGCATTATTAGGAGCGGCAATCTACGCAACAGGTGGAGCGGCCGCGGCAGGAACCGGATTTTTATCATCAGGTGCGGCAGGTGGAGCCAGTTTAGCCACTCAAGCGGCTAGCACAACTTCAACACTTTCAACACTAGCAAATGCGGCAAGATATGTTTTACCGGTTGTAAGTTCAGGAGGCCAAATTTTACAAGGCTACATGAATGCAAACATATTAAGGCAAAAAGCCAATTTTGTAAATTATGAAATAGCAAGTGAGAAATCGGCTTTTGCATTACGTAAAGCACAAAAAAGAAGAGAAATGATACAAGCCATTGGTAAACAACGTGCATTATACGGTGTTACTGGTGCAACGTTAGAAGGATCACCTGCTGATGTTTTAGGACTAACGGCCAGCAATTTTGCAGAAAATATTTTTATTGATTCATTCAACACAAGTCAAAGAATACTTGGCAAACAACAACAACAAAATATTTTAAATGAAGAAGCAAGAGCATCTATCATAGGTGGTTACACATCAGCCGCAACAACATTGGGTACCAGAGGTTTCATGGACATTATCACTTCAACTCCTAGCAAACCAAACATAGGACCCAACAGTGAAATATCAAAAATTAGTAGAATAAGAACACAAACAGAGGGAAGCAGTTAATGGCCAAAAGTATAAAGATACCACAATTCAGCGGAGGCAACATCACAGCACAATCTACATACAGAGCACCAACACCAGGCAAGGGTGCTGTTAAGATTGTTGAAAACATAACCAAAATTGCAACAAAATTAGACACAGAGATAGCCAGTCAAGAAGCATACAAAAAAGGTTTAACTGCACAACAGGAAGCCACAGAGAGAGGTGAAAATTATGTGGGGCCAACCAACGCATTCAGCGTGACGGCACAGGCATTCCAGAAAGGTGCAAACGCGGCCTTCATCACTTCCAAGAGTGCAGAACTTGAAAACGAATTAACACAATTAAGTGAGAAGCACAGCCTCGATCCAGAAAAATTTACAACAGCATCTGAACAGTACAAAGAAAATTGGTTATCAACATTGCCGAGCAATCTACAACCGCAATTGGCACTTGGATTTGACAAGGCAAGAAACAACTTGTTATTACAAGTACAAGCAAATGAACGTACTGACCAGTTCAATCAGAATTTAGAAGTCATACAAAACAACACCAGCGACATTGTAAAAAAATTATCGTTGAGTGTTACCAATCAAGGTTACACTGACACACTTCAAGATTATTTTGCAGACCTTGAAGTCAAATACGAAGTGTTGAAACAAGATTTCAATTTGAGTGTGTCTGATATGAGAAAATTAAAAAATAGTCATAGGACAGATATCATCAACGCATTTATCACTGCAGATTTTGATAAAGTCAAAAACAGTCCAGAAGGCATAGCCGCACTGAAAAAATCTATCGCTGATGGCACATACACGCTAGATGGCAATCCATTAGGTGATCCCGAAGAAGGATATGCGTTTGCTATTCCAGGTGGTGATGTATTGACACTTGACGAGATAAGCACATACGGTAGTGTTGTTGAATCACTTGAGACGGACAATAAAAAAAGATTTGTTGGTCTGCGTAATGAATTACAATTCACACAAGGCAAAGTCAACGAACAATTAGCCAATGCGGAAATTGGAATAAAAATTGTAGATGGTAAATTACAACCAACATCAGAAGTTTTTCCTATAGAAACTTGGAAAGCGGCAGGTTTTTCCGATGAGGAAATTACAAAAGCACAAAGAGAATTCATTATAAACAAAGAAGTTGGCAAGGCAAGAGCATTAACCATCATTACACCTCTTGCACAAATAAACACAATAAAATTCCAATTGCAAAATCGAATCAACGAACTTGATGCCAGCAAATACGAAGATGCATTAGAGATGGACTTAATAGAAAAACAGTTGGCCGCTGTTGAAGAAGAACAAAAAGCCAAACTAAAAGCATTTGAACCGGGCAACAACCCAACAGATTATTTCATAGGCAAACTGGGCTACGAGGTTGACACGACCACAGCGGAAGGTAATGCAATGATGGAGAAGATCATAGCAGAAAACATGGGTGTCCCACCAGGAGGCATGAGGGTCAGCAAGGTACAGGGGTCAAGAGAAATGGATGCAATATACAATTCAATGACACAGGGGTACGAGGCATACGAGCAACAAGTTGAAAATATAAGATCAAGACAAGGAGAATACACATCAAGCCTGATGGCAGAGGGCATTGGTAGTAAAAATCATGACAAGTATTCACACATGTTCTTGCAAGAGTTGATCACCATAAAGGGATCAAGTCCTGTGGACAGCAAATTGTTATTTGATGCTATCAACAACAGCGAAACATACGCAAAATTTAGATCTACAGAATTTAATGAATCGGATGTAAAGTCCGCGATCAACACACTGATACAGAATGACTTTGGTGATGGCATGGATGCAACGGGTGGATTTGGCAAGAGCATCATAGACACCACACACAAAATATTTAGAAGAAACATAGCCAACGGTATGAGCCTGCAGGAAGCAACAGAAGATGCAAAAGCATTCATAGAACGTAACACAGTAAGGATCACACACGGCATAGGTGAGGGCTATACACTGATGAGTAGAAACATGGCCAAGGGACAATTTACTGATGCCAACGGTATGAATGCAGGAAGGCAAAACACTATTACAAAACTTGCAAATGACATCAAAGAAAATCCACACAGATATGGTATAACACTCGCAGATGGACAGACATACGAGCAATGGCTTGACCTATTGGACGATGCAAAACTTGTGCAGGTCAATGGTCAATTGGTGTTATTGATGAACAATGACATCAGCAGTACCGCAATCACACAGAAACTGCCCAGCAGTGAAACAGATAATTTTTATGCAACATTTTTTGTGACACCAGACAAAAACAACGCAGTGGTGGCAGAAAACAAAGAAAACACATGGAACCACAAACCCGCAGACAACAACTGGTACAGCAAATTTGCCGCATCAAACACAGGCAAAAGCAAAAGGTTAGTAAGCACAGGTCTAGAACCGTATGAGGATGGTCCGGTAGAAATAGATTTTGATGACACAGTTGCACAATGGGGTGACAAGTTTGCAGAATATGTTATGGATAACAATTTATTGTATGACTCTGTAGAAGCAGAGGGAGACACTGGCAGTTTTGTAGAAACCGTGTATGAAGATAGTTTTACAAGAAATTTATTTTTGAACAACGGTGCAACGTTGGTATCTACAGATCAACATGTAGCAAACGGAATCAGCCTTGCATTGAAAAATAGTGCAAACATTGATGATGCCATGCTGTCATGGTTGGGTGCAAACAGCACCTATCTGTCATCATTGAAAGATTCACGTGTGAGAAGTTATGTGAAAAAATATTGGAAAGAAAATTTCGAACAGATACAAAATTTAACAACAAACAACGATATGCCTGTACAGATGTCAGTGCTACAAGCACTCACTGATGTGGTTAGAACTGCTCCAGTGTTTACTGTCAGTGCAAGTGAAATTCAAGAAACACAAGACTTTGGAGAAGGAGGAGCATAGTGGCTCTAACAGCACCAAAACCATTACGTGCAGATACACCAGGTGAAGCATTACCAACACCGCAGGGTTTTTGGCAAAACTTTGGGTTGGGTTTTAAATCAGGTTGGGAACACACAACATTAAAATTATTATCCGACAACAGGATACTTGAAAATGCACAACAACAAAAAAATGCCGGCATTCCAAAATCAGAATGGAATCCAGAAAATCCCTTGTACGTTGAAGGACTAGAATGGTTTGAAGGTTTGAACTATGAGATTGTGAGACGAGCACACGAGTCATTGGACCTATCAAAACAGATGCAAGTGGCCAAACAAAACAGCACAGGGTTCGACGGAACTGTCGGACAGTTCACGGGTATGTTATCCAGTGCATTCGCAGATCCAATCAACTACATTCCATTGCCAGCGGCAAGATTTGGTGCATCATTTTTGACAAAAGCCGCAATAGTTGGTGGTGTCAATGCAGGTATTGAAACAAGTTTATATCCTATAATGAAAGACGCATATCAAGTGAGGGGACAGGAGTTTGGCATAGAAGAAGCGGCCATTAATGCCACGTTTGCCTTTGGTGCAGGTGCAGTATTGTATGGTGCATTCAGCGGACTGCCTACAGCCATGAGGGCAATGAATTTTGGAAACACAAGACAAACAGTTGCAGATCAACTTGTTGCTGTAAGGAAAAACAGACACAGCGATTATGACATAGAGCCTACTATACAAGATCTTATCAATAGAAACATTGTTACAATTAAGGATGACGGTTTTGACAATATAAGAGATTTTAGATTCAACGAAAAGTCTATAGAAAATTTTTATGTTGACACATCAGGCAAAATATTTAGAAACACAGAAGATGGTGCAAACATCACAACATCAAAAGATTTTATTGAAGTGGTAACAGATTTAGATGGCACAATAGTTTTACGTGGACCAACAGAAGGATTGACAAAAATTTTACCAAGTATTAGTAAAGTTTCAAGCACAGAAGTAAAATTTAGAATTGAAGACACAGACACGAGACAAAACATTTCTACAAACAGAGAAGGCATTGACAAATTTGCAAATGACGAGGCCAAAAAAATAAACAAGATACGTAGCCAAGAAGCGGCACCCGGATTTGTAAGAAAAATATTTCAAACCAACACAGATGAAAATTTAACATCGCTTGATGATTTGTCTGATTTATTTGTTGTCAAAGGTACAAAATTTGAAATAGAGCCTGACCCGGTGAGAGGTATCAACCTAGATGAAAACATAGGTAAGGTAATAAGAAATGAAAATGGCAAAAGGACTGTGATTGTTGACCAGGATGAAAGGAAAGCGGTCATAGAGGCCATTAGAAACAAATTAGAAGACACAGGAAATGATCCAGGCATCAACACAACAAAAACAAACAAAATAAATGATCCAGACACACAACTGGATGAAAACTTGCAACCAAATAAACAGCAAGATATTGAAACTAGATTACGTACGGTAAGCAGGATTGATCAAACAAACGAAGTAGATGCAGGTAGATCTGTAGAAATGTTAGAAAGTGTAAAAACAGCATCAACAACTAGGTCACAGGCAGTTGTTGAATTCACAGAACAATTCAGTGAGCAGGACCTTGGTGACCTTGGACTTGCAATCAGAGACAATGACCTAGTTGACATAGGTGATGTAAGCGAAACATTGACTAGATCAAAATTAGATGGTGGTAAAGGTGTGCCCAAAGAACAAATGTTGGCCATAAAAAATAGATTAAAAGCAGATTTTAAAAAAATAAAAGATCGAGAGGCATCGGAAACAGCAACTCGTGAATACAACGTGTGTAGGAGATCATAATGTCGGCAGATAATTGTTGGAAAATATTTCAAAATAAATTAAAAGAGATCGGAGAAGTTCTTGATGACAGTTATAGAGCACGACTTGAAAATGACTACAACAGATTGCAACAAGACCTTGCAACACAAAATCGTCAACTTGAAGATGTTAATCCTGACACAGGCAACACATATCTAGACGATTTCCTTGAAAACATAAATCTTGAACCAAATAAAGTACAATTAGAAAATTTTAAAGCCACAGCAATTGAAGGCAAAAACATAATAGAATTTCACACACAAATTCAAGACACATTTGAAAATTTGAGAGTAGTGTACAAAGGTGATAAAAAATTTACTGGTCAAAGACTGTTGCAGGAAGCAATAATCTCACACATATACAACACAAATTTTACATACAACACCAATCCTTTAGAATTGCTTATACGTAATGAATCACAAATACTAGATGCTAATTTTAGACGACAAGTGCAAGACATACTTGGCACTGACAATGACCGTTCATTTTTTGATTTCTTTTCTGGCAGTAATAAACAAAACCAAATAGATTTCTTGCAAGAGTATAGTAATATCATTAACAATTATTCTGCAAAAAAATTAAAATCTGTTACTGGAAACACACAGGCCAGAGACATAGCACGTGCTTTTATAGATAACGTAGTTGTATCTGCAGAAACAAAAATGAATAAATTAGGTGGTTTAACAAATGCCTTGACTAGAAACAGGATCAAAGTAAGATTCAATGAAAGAAGTTTGAAAAATGTAACTCGACAACAATTTATAGATGATGTTGCACCGCGGTTAGACAACAAGGTCCATGGCACGGATGAAAATATACGTGACATGGTGGCAGATATCTATGATCAAATCAAAGACGGTGCAAACTGGAGACAAATTGACAACATAATAAAAGATTATCAACAACCAACAAAATCAATACCTCGACCGCTAACATACAAATCAGGCAATGACATTTTTGAATTGATGCAAAAATACACACCAGATCAAAATCCGTTAAACCTAATGTTGAACACTATCACAGAAAATGGTAGATTACTTGCGTTAACACAAAAATTTGGAGCAAACTATAAAAGGACTATTACAGAATTACAAGCAAATCTTGGCAAAGAGATCACAGGCAGAAAAACAGCAGGTTACAATAGTGCAATGAATTTTTTACAAGAATCGATACAACCGCAGATCAAAGAACAATTTGGTACCACGGCAAGAACACTTACTAGTTTAAGAGCAATCGAGGCAGGTGCAAGATTAGGAAGTGCGGTCATAACCAGTTTTATGGATATGCCGGTGGTGTTATGGGCAGGCAGAAACATTTTCAAACTACCTGCTGGTGAATTAATTTCAAGCATATTCAGGGTGCCGGTATATCGTAACCTAGACAAAACAAAAGTGAGAAACTATCAGTTGATGACACACGATTTTGCACAGGCATGGTTGGCCAACAGTGGTGAAAGATTTGGCATGATCGACGTTGGTGGTGCAATGAGTAGATTCGAAAGAGGCAGTTACAGTTTTGCAACAAAAATATTCAAATACAGTGGATTGAATTGGTGGACGGAAAGTTTGCAAAAAGCGACCGGTACTGTGTATCAAAAATACCTAGGAAGAATTATAAAAGAAAAACGTGCTTGGAACACACTAGATTTAAGTTTTAGAGCACAATTTGAAAAATTTGGCATACAAAAAGCAGATTACGAAAAATTATTAAACACAAGAAACATTGTTGACAGCGACGGTGGTTTGAATCTATACGCATTGAAAGATGAATTGTCAACCGCAAAAGGTTTACAAAGCAAAATGATCAGTGTGGTGAGAGATGCTGTGGATACCATGGTAATCAAACCGGGAGAGTTTGACAAGGCCGCTGGTAGATTGTTCCTAGCAGATGCAGGTGATCCAGCCAGCCAGTTTGTAAAATTGTTGACACAATTTAAAACACACCCAATCACGTACACTAGAAAAGTTATATGGAGAAACTTCTTGCGTAAAAGAGCAGTTACGGACAACAACGGACAGTTAGTAAATGCACTTGACAAGATTGACAACATATGGCCAGGTGTCACATTGGCAGGTTCAATGATAGCAATGGGTGTTGTGGTTGCACAACTTAAAGAAGTTACGGCAGGTAAATCACCGTTGACCGACCCTGGTGAACTTGCATACAGATCAATACAACAATCGGGTGCCGCTGGACTGATCAGTGATCTATTGGTCAGCGTTTTAGAGCCAACAATAAAACAATTTAGTTCAGACAAAAAAATTAGAGTGTCAACTACTGGAGAAATTGCACAACAGTTTGTTGGCCCATTGGCCGGTGATGCATTAAAATTAATGAGTAACATCATGGGTGTAAGTACAGGTGTGGCAAGATTTGCAACAGGTGTTGACGATGGTGAATTTATAAAGAAAGAATTATCAAAAACAGGAAAAAATTTATTAGGCTATTCAGGACTACAAAGTTTTTGGGCAACCAAGGCATTGTACCGTGCGTTAATAACAGAATATCTGACAGAGGTGTTGGATTATAAAACACATCTACGAACACAAAAAAGATTAAAAAGAGATGCTAGGGAGAAAAGACTAGGTGGTGAATTGAACATAATAGATCTTTTTAATTAAAACATAAATATTAGGAGAAACAAGGAACTTATGACAACAGCAACAACAACACCAAGATTGAGTTATACAGCGGACGGATCAACGGTCGCTTTTACATTTAATTTTGAAATAGCAGATGCTTCATCTATTGCGGTATATGACGGTAGCACAAAGAAAACTTTAACAACACACTACACGGTATCTTTTGATTCTGGCACATCAGGAACAGGTACAGTAACGTTTACAAGTGCACCATCGGCTTCAAACACAGTAACCCTTGTCAGAGACACAAATTTAGCAAGAACAACAGATTTTGAAACTTCTGGTGCATTCTTGGCAACAACAGTCAACGCAGAATTAGACAGATTATCACAGGCAGTGATCGACGCAACAAATAAAGTAGAAACAAGATCAATTTTGTTAGCAGAACCTAGCACAGAAACACCAACATTAACATTTGGTGATGCTTCTGCTCGTGCAAATAAAAATTTAGGATTTGATGGATCAGGAGATATTGCATTAATCAGTGACACAAATGGTACTGTAACATCGGTAGGTATATCAAACACAGACAGCAATTTATCAATATCAAGTTCACCTGTTACAACTGCAGGAAACATACAAGTAAACCTTGCCAGTACTATAAGTGCAAATTTAAACAGTGGTGGTATATCAGTATCAAGCAACAACATAACCGGTTTGAGATCAAATGAAAACGTTGTAATTTCTGCCAACGGATCGGGCAGAGTAACACTAGGCAACTGGTCAGCAACTGGTTCAACTTGCGATGACGGTGGTACTTTCTCAACCATTGATATCAATGGTGGTAATATTGACGGAGTAACTATTGGAGCAAACACAAGTGATACAAGCACGATCAATTCTGCAATCATAGGTGGTGCAAATCCAAAGGCCGGCACATTTACAACGTTGACAGCAAACACATCTGCAGTACTTGATGGTGTTACAATAACAGACAATACTATTTCAACAAATGCCTCAAATGCTAATTTAGAAATAAATGCAAACGGTTCGGGTACAGTTAATTTAGAAAATTTAAAAGTAGGAACAAGTGGTGCAACAGTCACAACCATATTGGATGAAGATGCAATGGGTTCTGATAGTGCAACATCTTTAGCAACTCAACAATCAATCAAAGCATACGCAGATACAAAAGCAGTCTTAACAGGATCAACAAACAACCAGATAACGACTGTCACAGGTGCCAACGCAATACAAGGTGAGTCAAATTTAACATTTGATGGTTCGACTCTGGGTGTTACAGGAAACATCACAGCGACAACCAACATAGAAAATGATGCAATCAGGATTACGGACAACACGATCCTTGGATTGAGAAGCAACGACAACATTACAATCACACCTGCAGGCACAGGATCCGTTGCCATAGCCAAAGCGACAATAACTGGTGGTACTATTTCAGGATTAACAAGTTTTGCAAACACAGGCAGTTCAACGTTGGACGGTGTAACTATCAACGACAACACTATTTCATCAAATGCCTCAAATGCGGATCTAGAGATATCAGCAAATGGATCAGGTAAAGTCAGCATATCAGGTGACAGATGGCCGACAAGCGGTGCAGTGGGTGGATATGTTTTACAGACAGATGCTAATGGCACATTAAGTTGGGTACAGAACACTGGTGGAGTATCATTGAGTGGAGCAACCAACAATGCTATGGTGACCATCACTGGTGCTGGAGCACTAACAGAAGAAACTAATTTAACGTTTGATGGTTCTACATTATCATTGACTGGTGTAGCGGACCTTGAGGGTGTAAGAATCAAAGACAACACTATATCTACAAACGCTTCAAACTCGAATTTAGAATTATCTGCAAATAGTTCGGGTGTAATAAAATTAAACGACAACACGGACATAACTGGTGATTTATCGGTGTCTGGTTCAATAACAGGCACACTAGCAACAGCCAATCAAAATGTCACAGGCACACTAGCGGTGACAGGACAGTTGGATGTTGACGGTGTAAGAATCAAGGACAACGAAATTTCAGGCACAAGATCAAACGAAAACTTGAAGATCACTACAAGCGGAACTGGTGAGATGATTCTATCCGCGGGAACTGGTAAAATACAGTTTGGTGCAATAAACATTGAAAACAACGAGATCATAGCCAGCAGATCAAACGAAGATTTGGTATTATCAACTTCGGGCACGGGTAAAATTGTATTTGATGCTGATGTTACGTTAGGTACATCAAGTGAGTTTGATGTAGTCAAGACTCCTGCAGTAACAAACGTTCCGGGTACCAATTCGTTGATAGTTGGATCGTATTTTGGTCAAACAGGAGCACAAACCATCTATGCTCCAGATGGTGATTACAACATGAACGTTGCAGAATCTTCGGATTATTTCTCTTTTTCAACACGAGAAGATCCATCAGGGCAATTAGGTATACAAAACAGCAGTGGGGGTGGGGCATGGACTATCAGGCCAACTGATGCATCTATTCCACACGCTTCAACAGATAATCCACCTGCCAATCAAAGTCTATCACTTGACGGTTTGGGCACAGGCAGATTGATGCTGGGGATCACAGCAAGTGATCTAACATCAGTGGGATCAAATGCAGTCGGTGCCACTTTGAGTTACGAAGATTTGACAGCATCGGGAGGCACAAGACAGTATGCGTTGAACAGGATAGCACAGTTCAAGGCAGTGGCCAACACAGATTCCAACAGTTCAAATGACAGATTTAGAATTCAAGACACCGTGCAGTTCGATCTCAACGGATCAACTTATTCACAGACTTCAAACTCTAGGGGTCCGCAGATACAACACTTGGTGGAGATCAAGAACACAGGGTCAAGCACTTCTGACACACTTGGTGTTGCAAATGGACAGGCAACTGGTATATACTTCCCGGGTTCGGGTGGAGCAGGCTCTACTATCAATCTTACAAACGCATACAACATCAGGGCATTCAGTTTATTAGTGCCAGCGTCAGGAGAAACTGTAAACGTTACAAACAACTACGATTTCTATTCATCAGGACCAACGTTCGCTGGTAGTGGCACAGAAGCAGTAACAAATCATTACGGACTTTTTGTTTCTAACAACACAAATGCCACAAACAAATACGGAGTATACGTGGAAGGTGATTCTTACATCAACCAACTGGGTGGTGTCACACTACAGAATGGTGCAATAAGATTAAAGAACACAAGTAATCCAAGCAACGTAACAGATTCCGCACACATATTTGCCAAGGACGATGGTTCAACATCAGAAGTATATGTGAGGGATGAAGCGGGCAACGAAACTAAAATATCACCACACAACAGAGCGGGTCAGTGGGAATACTTCTCTAGAAATGTCAACACTGGCAAAGTGTTCAGGGTCAACATGGAAGAATTGATTGCAGAAGTAGAAAAACTTTCAGGCAAGAAATTCATACAAGACGAATAATGACAATCAAGGAAAGGCTCTACAAGTTAGAGCAAAAGATCAACCTATTGATGAACAATCATCTCACGCATCTTGACAGCAGGATACGTAGGAACGAATGGTTGTTGTATACCATATTGATGTTCTTGATTGGTATCAGTTGGAAGGTCATGTGGACCTAGGGTACCACTTCCTCTTACACCATCCACACGTCGCTCTCCAATTACTCATTCTCACAGCAGTAAAAATTTTAGGTGCAGGACAATCCACATCCGCACAGTGACAGGTCCTCTGACCAGACTGCACCTTGTTCAACACGAAGTTGCAGGTGTGTGGAGTTCCTGAACACACACGCATTCCTGGCTTACGACCGCGTGTCCTCTTGCCAGTGGTCTTGCTGACATGGATGCGATGTTCTTCGCATTTAAAATGTCCAAATTGTTTCAGTTTAGTGTAGAAATTTTTCAATGTGCTGGTTGTCCCATAACAAAAGGCACTACGTTAAGAAATGAGGACTCACCAGCACATCTTTAAGGAGAAAGTAAAACAATGTCAGTAGTAATTTACTTTCTACTTGTATTTATTAACGACTATTTACAACCACTCTGTTTTGGCTTGTATAGGGACTAACTGCGTTAGTCCAACAAAGACTCGTAAACTCGTCTTTGTTAATCTTCTTGTTCTATAAATTACACTTGGATTGAAGTCACAAGACGGCTATGAACAAATCTTGATATAAAAAAAAGATCTGCCATAACCGTCTCCTGTGCTTGGTCTCGCACAAGTTAAAGATTGTATCCAAGGTAGTAACGGATTCTCTTGAAAACTCCTATACAGATACCGCGGCCCCGCAACGCACGATCGTACATCTTTCCTTCGATCGCATACGGTAAGGTCCGTTAGCCGTCATATTATAACCTTACGTTAGCCACTGGTTAAGACTTGGCTTTGTCTTTGAGTATAAAAAAATTGAAATTGGTTTTGTTTCTTTTGTGCCTAGATTGTTGTGCCAGTTGTCTTTGTCTTTTTCTTTTTATCCTTCTTACTTCTTTTGGAGAAAGTGCCATGATGTCTTTGCTGAATTGTTTCTGCCATTTTGCTATTTGTTTTTCGTGATGTCGTGCCTGGTAAGCCTGTAAGTTATTGATGTCTCTTTGTTGTTGTGTAATGTGTGCCATTGTTGCTATTATATATCACAAACTCAAAAAAAGGGGTTGTTTTTTGGATCAATCATAAGTATTATTATAAAAAGAAAGGCACTTATGATAAAAATAAAATACAAAGACATTGTTAAAAAAGGTTTGAACAATAACCAATACTACGATCAATCAGATGACGACAGGATCAAACTTGTGCAACATCTTAACCAAATAACTTATTTGAACATCTACAGAACAGAAGAGTTCCAAGACGACAAGGATTGGAAAATATTCAATGAGGAAATGATACAACCAGTGAAGTGGGCCAAAGGTCAACATCGTTGGAAACCCAGCGTTAGGGATATGTTGGCTCAATGTGTCAACACAGGATCAATTTCTTACAATGGAGCACCTGCTAGATTCAGTGTGAAACAAGTGGATAACTTCAACAAGTGCTGTGATATAATTGCGGCAGTATGGAACAAGACAGCAAACAGCAAAATCAGTGCTGACGAGTTCAAAGTTGAAATGGCACAGGAACAAGATCAACAGGATAAACTGGCACATTTGAGAAAGTTTATTGAATCAAAAAAACCAAATCAACCAAATCAACCAAATCAACCAAATAGACCAAACTGATATGCAAGACAACGAAAAATATAATGACAACAGAAATATGTTTATTAGGGCATTGTTAGGTATACCACCAAAAAGACCAAAACAAACAAAAAAAGAAAGGAACGAAAATAATGACAATAAAAAAGACACCAAACAACAGATTGAAAAAACTCTTGAAAGACCTGGACGAGACACAGACAAAAGGTGACCGGAAAGAAAGAGCAGAAAACATTTTGAAATTGATCAGAAGCAGATCAATTGAATCAGAAATTGATGAAATGTTAGACAGGCACGCAAAGTTGTGTGCAAAGGTCTTTTTAGACAAAATATTTAGAGCGATCATTAGCAACAAATAAATAGTTGTGTGTTTAAAGACACTCTTGTGTCATCAAGGGTCATTTATACACGTGCTCTTATAAGAGGGGGTTGCAGTTCAAATTTGTGGCCAAATTTAAAACAGCCCCCTTTTCAAACTTCCTTTTTTTACCCAACATAAATACTTGCACTTAAGGCTTTCGAGATAGAGACTTAGGCATATCAGCACCCTAGAGTTCGTCATGGTTCGCTAGGGTGCCAACTTAAAATAACAGAAACAAAAAGGAAAAAATATGAAACAATTTGACGACAGAGAACTTGTGTTAATCGCACAAATAATAGATCAATCATCACAGAGAGGTTTGTTCAAAGGACCAGATCTAAAAATTATAGGTGAACTATATCAAAAAGTAGTTGATATGTTACCAAAACAACCACAACCACAACCACAACCACAGGATGTTGCTACAGATGCCAAAGAATAGAGTAGAACAAGAGTGGTTAAACATATTGAAAGGATTTGCTGATGGCTACTGGAAGAAAGAATTGGAAGAAGCACATAGTCTCTTTGATACACCGTATCCAGACAAAACTGAAAAAGATTATATCAAGAAAACCACGTTCCTAGACAACGGAAAACGTGCTAAATTGATGTTGCTGAAATACCTAGCACAGGCATCATCTGGTGCCGTGCATCCAACAGGTATGAATAACACGGAAGAAAAAAGCGAAGCGGCAAAACTTCTCAAACTAGCACAAACAAGGCTTGATAAAAAAGCAAATGAGTAATGTCCAAAATACCATTCAAAGTATTTTTAGACACGCTGAACATTATCAGTAATCAAACAACTCCACCCGTACATCAAGAGATATGTGATTGGTTAGAAAACACAGATCACCTGCCTAGACGAGGATTCCAAATGTTTAGGCACGGTGGTAAATCTTTTATCATAGGTGCTTATGTGTGTTGGAAACTATATCATGATCCCAACTGGAGTTGTTTGCTGATATCAGCCAAACGTAATCTAGCACTACGTAACAGTCTATTCATACGTAACATGATAGAAACACACCCTTTGTTACAGGATATGAAAAGTGATCTGTATCAATGGAAAGCAGAATCATTCACAGTTGAAAGACCAATAATGCAATTGAACCCCAGTGTAACTGTTAGTTCATTA